GAGTCTCTGAGCGCCGCATAGCCCGCGAAATTCGCTTCGACCTTAACTTTGCTCATATCTCATCACCTTGACTTTCTTGTTCCAGCTGAGAGGTATCATATCATCTATGCCCTGCGTTGGCGCACCGATGGTCTGATACACCTGTCCCCAAAAACGCACCTGAGTGTCCTCCCAGTCGTGAGTATCGCCCTTTGGTATGCCGAGAAGATAGTCAAGCCGCTTGCCCGAAAGGTTCAGCTCATCGGTTATCTCTTCGGTACTTGGCTGACCTATCAGCACATTGTCCACAGTCACCCACTCGGTATCATAGACGGGACGGTTAAAGCTGTCAGTGCCCGTCTGCACCTTGACCGCAAGTTCAATCGGTATCCCGTGTATCCCCATAGCTGTACACCTCCAGCGTGCCGCATTTCTGACGCATAAGCCCCAGTTCTTTCAGCTCGTTTTTCAAGAAATAAATATCCTGTCCTGCGTTGAGATACGTATAGCTTACGCTGTACCCCATAGCCGACTGTGACCCCTGTGTGGCGGCAGGGGAAGAGTCGCCCGCCGCATTGAGCGAGCGGACAACTCCGTTTACCGTCAGTATCTTGGCGATAAGCCCCTTGTCGGGGTCATCGGCTATCATCGCATCGAGGTCATAGCCGCGCTTCTCAGCCTCCGTCCTCAGCAGTGCGGAAGCTATTTCCAGCAGGGCAGGGACTTTCTCGGCTTCCGCACTTGTCAGTGACCGCCCCAGCTCCCGCACATCTTCGGGGGTTGCATATACTGCGCCCATGCTATCACCCTTTCTTGCGCTGTCTCTTTGATTTTTCTTCCTTGATGACCTCTATGACAGGTCTGTGCCTTGCATTGTCAGGACCCAGAAGTTCAGCTATGCGCTGAGGAGAGGGGTCAAGCCCCTCCCTCGGATATACGTCGCCAACCTTGTATGGTCTTCTGTCGTCCTGCTTATCGGAGAAATCCTCTAAGACACGGTATGTCATACGCCATCATCCTCAATGTTGGTCTCGGGGTCAGCCTGCTGAGTCTCGGTGATACGAGCGAAGCTTGCAGCATTAAGGATACCCCAGCCGATATATGCCTCAGCTCTCAGTACGATCTGGTTCTTACGCTTCAGATCACCGAGACCGTCAGGATCACCATACTGGATGATCTCCAGAGGGATGTTCTCCGCATAGCCCCACTTGAAAGCGTTAGCAAAGTCACCCACGATAGCTCTGTCAGTGCTGGTTCCGAAAGATACAGTGCTATTGATATCGCTGGTCAGAGTACCGCCGAACTTTTCGGGGTTGCCGCCGAATCTGTACTCGGGGAAAATGGGCATACCGTTGCCGTTCTTCTTGGCACCCAGAGCTGCACCGAATGCAGGAGCCATAGCAATACCGCTAACGTCACCTCCGGCTGTCTGGATAAGACCGATAGCAGCATCAACGTTGTCATCAGGTGTTGCCTGAGCGTAGGTCACTGTCTGTGTTACTGCTGTATCGAAGTTGTTAGCGCCGATAGTTGCAGAAGCAGTGCCATCATAGGGGTTAACGCCGTGGAAAGCGGAGATGTCCAGCGCTCTTGCCATCTTCTTAGAGAGACCGTCTGCCATAGCCGCCAGATAGGGGAGCTGCTTTTCCTCTGTCATGCGCAGGAACTCATCTGTTACTCTGTGCTGATATACGAATTTGATAGGCTTGATGGTCACAGTGCCAACGCCTGCATCACCCGCAGGCTTGTTTTCGCCCTCGCCTACGATGCAAGCCTCGCCATCCATTGTGAACACGAATGTGTCGATACCTGCAAAGGGGATAGGTGTGCTGCCGCAGAGCTTAGCCAGTGCGGAATGTCCCTTTACCTTGCTGAAAATCTCATTAACGAGCTCGGGCTTGAAGAGAGTGCTCGTAGTAGTTGTTGTACCCATAGTGTACCTCCTTAGCTTTAGTTAGACAGCTCACTGAGCATAGCCATGTAAGCTGCGTCTGTGTTATTGATCTGTCCTTTGCCGCTAGGCTCCGCCGAAAACATCGGTGCCGTCGGCTTGCCTGCTGCTACGAACTTGGCAAGGTTCTCGGCATCTGCCTTGTACTCGTCTTCGTTCGTGCCGCTTATCCTGTCAGCCAGTTCCGCAGGGATACCGTATTCACGGGCTATCTTCGCTTTTACCGCAGCGGTCTCGTATGCCGTGTTCTTAGCAGTGATATCTGCTATCTTTGTATCCTTTTCAGTGATCTGGGCTGTCAGCTTTGATATCTCATCTTCAAGAGCCTTCTTGCTCTTGGCAGCGTCATCGGGTGAGATATAGCCCTCAAACTGCTTTGTCACCTCTGCGGTGATCTTCTTGGTGTTGCGGTCGAGCCTGTCCTTGATGATGTTGTCAAGCTCTTCCTGTGTTTCGATAGTTTTAAATTCAGACATTATAGTTTCCTACCTTTCCTCGTAGTCGAGTGTATATGTAAACGCTGACGAAGGTCAGCAGCTTACTCTTTGCTTTTTCTTTTCAGTCTTGGTGGTCGCGCATATCCAGTGCGCAAGGAGCGCCGCGTCCAGTAGGCTCACATCTGCGCCCTCTAAGATACTCACGTAGCCGAAGCCGCCGCTGCTGCCGATGGCGCGATGCTCGACATTCGCCGCTATCTGTTCTAAACTTGGCTGGTCTGAGTGGCACAGCGTACCCGAAAGCACCGCGTTTTCAAACATGGTGTTCGCTTCGATTATCTCAGCCACTTTCGGCAGGATGGGCTTTTTCCTGACACCCGCATCTTTCATCTCGGCGGCAAGTATCGTCTGACCGTTCGCACCGTCTATGACTATCTCGCGGACATGCGGATTTTTGAGATAGGGCATCAGCCAGCTGTTGCCCTCGCGTGTCGGTCGGCAGTCGATGGCTTCAACGAATATCCTGCCGTCTGAGAGCCGCACAGCCGCCGCCAGTGACACGTTCGATGTGTTCTTGGCAAACTTCACGCCCATGAAAACAGACGGCTTATCGGGCAGTTCTGTGCGCTCTGCGAGGACTGCCCGCCATTCGTCACGGCTGATGGCTGACTTCTGGTTGTAGCTGAGCCACAGACCTAATCGCTGAATGTTGTAGTCAACTTCGTCCTTGCGGTTCTCGCCCCTGACGGAACGTTCCGAGAGTATCAGCCCCAGCGAGGGGTTGCACTGATACCAGAGGTCAACATCTTCCACATCGGACATCTTGTTAACGCCCCACTCAGCCCAGCCGTTGTCCTGCGTCCTGCCTGTCAGCACGTCCTGACGGTAGTTCATAAAGACAGTGCCCTTTGATACAGCTGTGGGCGGTGTGCCGAACATGAGCGTCTGCGGGTTTTGGCTGTCCGTGACCACATATTGCAGAGCCGTCTCCTGATCTGAGGTGTACTCCTGCGCTTCGTCGATGATGAGCAGGTCGTAGCCCTCACCCAGACCCCCTGTGCCTGTTCTTGTGCGGAAGTTGATGTAGCCCTTGCCGCCTTTGAGCATTTCGATGCGCTCGCCGCCCTTTTGTCGGGTGACTTTAATATCGTCATTCTCGACAAATCCCATCTCGTCCAGTATCTTGACGATCTTCAAAAATGCCGTCGTGGAAGTGTTGGTCAGGTGGGCAGTGTACAGCACCGCTTCATCGTGGAGCAGACCCCAGATCGCCCTTGCAACGGCTATCTCAGACTTACCGTTTCGGCGGGGTATCGAATACCCGAACTTGATGTGTACCCACAAGCCGTCATCATCGGTCGCCATAATATCGTAGAGCATGGACTGCTGCCATTCCATCGTTTTGCGGCTGGACTGGTCGTAGAGCAGTATCGCTTCGCCGCCCTTTGTCTGGGTATACGGCAGTACCACCGATTGCGTAGGAAACTGTCTGCCGATGCGCTTGTCATCAGACATACAGTTCTACCTCCCTTATAGGTATAAAAAAAGCACTTGTCTCCGACATTTATGTCGGGAACATAGTGCTAGTCGTCTATTAAACCGCTTTTATCATGCTCGATGGTTTCAAGCATAGCGGCTATTTCCTCGTCTGCCGCTGGAGGCGGCTTTGAGGTTGGTTCGGGTGATCTTGGCATTGTCTTTACCTCCGTTTGGGTATGAAAAAACCGCCTAACTGAGTTAAGCGGTTTTACCATTCTTCCATTGTTTCACATTTTTTTCTTTCAGCTTCTATTTCAGCTTCAAGCTCTTCTAACGTTAAACTGTCAAAATAAGCCTGCTTTTCGGACGATATTCCATCAAAATAATGTTCATATTCACCGTTCATCGTTTTTCCCACCTTATTCCGTAGTCTTCTTGAAACTGATTGAGTGTTTGCTCATATGCACTAATTTCAGTATAGCCTCTTTTTTTATATTTGTCAACTGTTGCATCAAACAAATTAGCCGTAAATGGCTTCTTACTTGTTTGGTAAATATACACATCACCATTATGACAGCAGATCAATCCCTTTTGATACTTTCTCATGCCGCATGAAGCAAGATCGTCGCCACTTGGCGGCTTACTTTCAGGGTGATTATGTAAACTTATTAAAAAATTAGGTCTATGTTTTTTTATAGCAGTTTCAAGTGACAGATTATAGACAATTTCTTGTGACTTGTTAGAATGAGTTTGGGTAGCAACTACAAAGCCTTTAATTTCATCAAACAAATACATATCTTCGTAGTAAGTGTTGTTCCTATGAATGAGCATATCTCGTGCTTTCTGGCATATAAGTTCATCTGTTTTGGTGTTTTTAGATATACCTCGAAATTTTGCTTTGTATTCTGGAGATAAAATATATTCTTTGTTGATGCTTGTTGGTAATCCACGTTTTTTGGATTTTTCTTTTTCGGCTATTTGGCTTTCAAGCGCCTGCGCCTCTGCCTTAGTCAGCTTCATAGGCTTAGGCACACTCGCCGCATACTCTATCCGCTGAGCTTTTGCCTGCTCATTCGTCCACTGCTTGCTGTGAACATTCTGCCGCCCTTTTTCGCTCACATAGGACACATCACAAGTGCAGTTATCATGCCGCCTGTACACATCTTTCGGGACTTCATCGGGGTATCTGTAACGCCCTGCCAGTCCTGCGCACCAGTTACAGCACCGAAAGCCGTCTTTGCGCTCGATGTAGCAGGAAAGCCCCGCCTTACTGCGAAATTCGGCGTTTTTCCTGATGTAGTCCGTCTGAAAACTGCCTGTGATGTTCTCGGCAGTTCTGCCTAACACCTGAATAGCGTGTTCTGCCGTTT